GGTTCAGGTAAGGGATCGACTTCGACCAGTCTTCACAAACCCACTTGTACGTCGTGCTTTCGCCAGGTGGTTGCCAGTCAAACGATGCGTTATCGCTAGCGCGTGCATCCAAGAACGTTTCAATCGTGTCGGCATCAGTTTCTGATACCTCAAACGTCAAAGACCAGACCTTGGGATTTTGGTTAAGGCCAAAGGTAAGCCGCTGTTCATAACCGTCACCAAAACGCACAGTCCGCACGTTTGGCTTGTTGGTTTTTTGCGCGTTATACGTTGGCGTTATCGAAGGGAAAGTAGCCATCAGCGTGTCAGCAGTCCTCCGGGTCGTTTTTGCTTGATCAACTCAGCCTGGACAGCAGCGCCAATCGCTTTGCCCAGTTGCTGAGCAGATGGACCGTCGCCTTGAACAGACGAACCAGAAGCATCCACGTTTACGGTCACATTAGCCCCGCCCATTGCGTTGTTTGGAACGATATTGCCCTGCGCTCCGGGGACAAACAACTCAGGACCACGCTCACCAACCATGTAAGGACGGCCAGCGCCAACCGCTCCACCAAGAGCTTTAGGTTTGAAGGCATCTGAAAAATCAATGCCAGCGGTTTTAGGTGTCACACCAAATGTGCCGCCAATGTCGGGACTGCTAGGTGAAAAGCCGCTTGGCACACCTAAAGAGGGGAAGAAACTCATAAACAGATTTACTGCCTGCATCTTGATCTGAGCTGCAATCATCTGTGCAGCCATATCAAGAAAGTGATCCGCTGTGCGCTGGAACAGATTAGCCAACGCTTGCTGAGCACTCATACTGCCGTCAACAATGCCTCGGAATGACTGACTAAATGCATCGCCCAAAGTTGTTGCCAGGCTTATTGCTTGGAACATGGGGTCATTGAGCTTTTCAATCTGCTCTTGAGTCTCTCTAAGAAACGTATTGATTAGATTTTTTTCTTCAGCTAACGCCTCCATGCGCGTCCTTATGTCGTCCAGCTGCGGCTGAGACAGCTTGTCATCCTCTCTCAGCTTCCTAAGCGCTTCTTCAATGCGAAGACGCTCGCGCTCCTCTTCAGTCGTGGCCCGGGCAAGAGCCAGTTGATGATCAAGGCTTTCAATCGTGGTTTCAAACTTTTCCTGCCTTTTGCGCTGCAGTTCAGCCAACTCACGCTCTGTGTCGCGATGAGCAGCTAACTTTTTAGTGGCTGCTCCAATATTTATTGCGTCTTTCTCGCGTTGTTCTGTGACTCCAGCAAGATCCTTAAGACGCTTGCCTTCGATTTCAGCTATTTTTTGCTCTCCTTTTAGGCGAATAACAAGTTGTTGATCTTCAGCAGCATTTGCAGCAGCAATTTTATCTTTAAACCGAGAGACTTCAAACACTTTTTTGCGTTCTGCCTCAAGCCTGCCCAAACGTTTCTGTAAACGCTCTTCGTCTTTATTGCCTGTACTGGCAGCTCGCAATCGCTCCAGCTGTGTTGGCTCAATAGCGGCACCTTCTGGAATAATCGCAGGAAATTCACTTTGGAGCGTTTGAAGCATCTCCATCGTGAAATCACCTCTAGTGATGCCTGCTCTGCCTTGTCTTTTTGTTCCTCTTAGCTCTTGTGAGCGTGCAAGTATCGCAGCTCTACGCTCAGGAGATCCAGCCTCTGCCAACATTTGATCAAGCTGGTTTTGAGCAACCATGCCCCCTATAGCGCTGTTAATCAGTTTGATTAAAGGGGTAAGCGCTTGTGCCATAAACGCTTGAATGCGCAGCATTACCGTTCCAAACAGCTTGCCCATCTTGCTGGCTTCGGTGCCCAGATCTTTTAGGGCTTTAAGGCCAGTTCCACCAACCTGCTTGGCCATTTCCTGCGTCATTAGCGCAGCAGCCTGTGAAACCTCGCCTTCCTCTATCAACTTCTCAATGCGAAACTGCATTGCATCAGAGCTAAACAAGCTCTTCTCAGCCATAAAGTCAGCCGCACCACCAACACTAGTAAGCGCTTTGCCTGCATCAACCATGCCTGCAATAAACTTATCTACCTGCTGGCCAAGAGCGCTAAGTGCAATTTGCGCTCCAAAAGATCCAGTCAAACCGCCTAAACCGCCGCCAATAACTGATCCCGCTCCACCGCCAAACAGCAGTGGAAAACCAGCGCCAAGAGCAACGCCTTCTGCTCGTTTAGTCCTTTGACGCCTTCTTGCTTTTTCTTGCTGCTCTAGCTGTTTTGTGATTTGACGCTGGACACCAAGTTCTTTTCTTACAACCCCCATCCTTGCATTTGCAGTCAAAAACATTTTTTTATTGATCGCTTCACTCGCTTTATTGATTTGAAGACGAGCCTTGCTCATATTGATTCCTTTCTGCTCTAAAGCTGCAACATCGTCGCCAACACTGCGCAGCTTCACCATTGCCGCAACACGACGATCAGTCGAATTAGCAGCTTGTTTCTCGGTCTTACCTACTTTGTTTATGCCAGACTCTATTTTTTTTAACTCACCCTCAACTTGCTGAGTATTTAGCTTGATATTGACTTCGTACTCAGCGGCCACGACTAAACCGAAGACATTGCCTTCAGGTTAGCGCACCTTCCGAAACTGAGCCTGCTGACGAGCTTTCTCCATCTCCTTCTCCTCTCGCTCAGCCTTTAACGTCAAATATGTACTCCAGCCATACAGCTCCTCAGCTGACATCGTGGAGCGCAGCTGGCCCAACGTCATTCCGAGCTTTTCAGCGACGAAAAACTGCAAGAACAGGTAATTATCCTGCTCAAGCGTCGCTTTTCAGCTCGTCCGCTTCTTCCACCTCTTCCATGCCCTGCATCTTGGTCATAATGTCCAGCACGATGCTCATCGGCAGTCGGTTTTGAATTTTGGCGCGGTCACCGTCCGAAAAGACCCGATTGCCAGCTTCGTCCTCAGCCTTACGGATCAGCATTTGGATCGCAAAATCCAAGTTGTCCTCTGTACGCCCTAGGTTCAGAGCCTTCATGGTCTTGTTGATCGAGTCCCGATCAGCAATGGTCAAAGGCTTCCAGTACAGCTTGATGACAACCTCACCACCCTTTTTGATGGTATAGCTGCTGCGTTCTTCGACGCTAAACGCCTTACACAGCATGTCGATTGCGCGTGCTTCAGCCATAAAACTCAGTCAACTAGCACAATATAGCTCATCCTAAGCGAACGCCTTGAAAAGCTATGTCTAGGTCAAGAAACAAACCTGTATCTCTACTGGTTTCCGTATAAATCTTGTACCACCTTGGCCCTGGCTTAGCTGTACTTCTTTGCGGCGGCCTAGTTTGACCGTAAGTCTTGGGAACTCCTTCGCTGTCTGGAAGCTTGGCTTGTGGATTATTTACGGCATATCCTGCGTAGTCAGCCAAGTTACCGATATACAAGGGGCTGTTGATTGGAACTCTTAAAACAGGGCGTCGCAAAAAGTTTCGAGGAGTGGGCATATTTGGAGCCTGCCAGTCACGCTCATTGTTTACGACTGGCTTTACTGGCGCAGTACTAAGCTCCCACAACTCACCAAAGTTTCCAGTCCACCAGGGGCCTTTCATTTGCAAACTAAAAACGATCTCTGGACCAGCAGCTGCTCGCCCGTCCTCAATCAGCTTACGAATGTCCTTGGTCAGCTCAGTAATTGGTTTAGCCATTAGACCGCAGTAAATCGACAGCTGACCACACTGACAAAATGACTATTGTTTTCGTTAGTCACCGCAGTGGGACCACTGACTTGACCGACACGGGGTTTTGCTGAATAAGTATCCGTGTAGCCAGAGGCATTTACAGAAGTCAAACCGTCAATAACTGACTCTGCGATTGCAGCAGCTGCAGCACTACCCTTATTTCGCGGCGTAAAAATGCCGCACTGCACCGTTCCAGCGTATTGATCAATCGCTGCACCATGAGGTTGGATCGTTGACTGATCAAAGTTGATCGTCACCATCACGTATTTTTTTGTCTTGCCAGGCGTTGTAAAAGGCATGTTGTCAAAGACAACTGAAACAGTGCTGTCTGCTGCAAGAACAGCAGTTCTAATTGCCTTTTCAAGAGCAGCTCTAGCGTTTACAAGCGTCATCAGAACACCACCCGAATAACATATAAGTACTCCTGACCGCCTCTGTAGGTCTGAATGTCTTGAATTCTAGTGGTGCGATCTGCGCCCTGATACTTCAAAACAATTTCGTCCTGCAAAGTAGGCTGATTTCCACCGATTAAATCAGGACTAACGTAAATTCGAGCTACGTTTTCCTGATAACCCGACTCTTCGTCAGACCTTACAAACTCAACTGGAACGTTAATGTTGTTGTACGGACGATCAAACGTTGAAAACGCTCCAGTGTCAACGTCGTACTCACCAGAAAACTTCCGTACATAATCAATCTTGGTATCTAGGCCGTCGCCAAGGTCCGCAACGATTGCCTTTGCTGCTTCCTTGAAAACTTTGTCAAGTGCTCCTGGCATATCAACCCCTCACAACGCGGACAGAATACGAGCCACTGCCGCCCAGACAATAA